AGCGTTTTAGTATGCTGACACAAATCGATGACGAAAATGATATGTTAGATAGTAAACAAATGGTCATTGAATTGTTAAATGATAACGAAAAAATGGTTAAACTTTTAAAGATGGTGTTTGATCTAAGCGAGCAATCTGGAGAGCACGGGTTTAGTGACTTCATTGCTGGGCGTATGGATGCACATCGTAAGCACGGATGGATGCTTAAGGCCACATTAAAATGAAACAGTATCGCATCACAGCAGCTGATCTAACTCAAGACAGCAATGACGATTGCTATCTTGCGCCGGATGATCCTATTCACGAGTTGAAAGCACTTGGTGGTCTAGGTGGTCTAGGTGGTGCTGCAAGATTGCAGGAATATCGAGCAACACAGACTGGAAGCTACGGAGAAACTATCAGTAAAGAGGGAACTAGTAAAGCAGAATACATGCGTAAGAACAATATTCATGCAGGTGATCCCGAGTGGTTTAAGTTATGGTTTAGTTTGCCTTATATGACTGGGGAGAAGCCCCGATGAATCTTCGCGAACTGTTAGAACATAAGAAAGGTCTTAAGGCTAAGAAGTATAACAAAAAGCCCAAGGCGTATATTACACCTAGGAAACCCATTGCTGGTCCTGGGCCAGGCGGTAGTTACGGAGCAGATGCAGGATATAGCGGAGTTGGTGAAAACATAGATAGTGAACCTCAGTTAATGATAGCGTTTAGAAAATTTCTTCCGTTAGTTATGAAGAACTTGTCATTGACTAAATTGCCCAAAATTAAATTAGAAAAAATTATTACTGATCACGAGCAGCCAACATTTGGCATGTACAACGATTCTAAACAGATAATTTATCTTGCAATAGCAAATAGACACACGTTAGATATACTAAGAACATTAGCACACGAGCTAATACATTTTAAACAAAATGAAGAACATAGATTGGATAAAGATAGCGGCGGCACCGGTAGCGAAATAGAAAACGAAGCTAATGCACAGGCAGCTATATTGATGCGACAATTCAATAAAACATATCCAGAATTTTTTAAAGATACCGCAGTTGACTTAGAAGAAAACTTTGCCGATGGCAAGAACCCGCAGGACAAAGGCGATAGTAAGCGCCACGGTATTAATACTAAGGCATCAGTCAGTTCATTGAGAAAGACTGCCAAACAGGGTGGCAGAAAAGGACAACTAGCACATTGGCTAGCTAACATGAAATCAGGGAGAAAGAAATGAGTTTTGAATTCGATTTTACACCAGCTAAATTAGCAGAATGTATTCATAAAAATAAAAATCCGCAGATGTGGTACGATGCATTTGCTGAACATTTTCCAGCATTTGAAATTACAACACCTGCTCGTGTAGCAGGGTTTATCGCACAGTGCCAGCATGAAAGTTTAGACTTTACTGTGCTACAAGAAAATTTAAACTATGGTGCAAAAGGTCTGCGTGGAATATTTGGAAAGTATTTTCCTACAGATGCACTAGCACTACAGTATGAACGTAAACCAGAAATGATTGCTAATCGTGTTTACGCAAATCGTATGGCTAACGGAAATGAACAAAGTGGCGACGGTTGGAAATTCCGTGGTCGTGGTATTCTTCAAATCACAGGGCGTGATAATTACACACGTTGCAGTAGAGAATTGTTCGGAGACGACTGTCTAGTAGAAGATCCAGATCTGTTAAGACAGCCTGCGTATGCTACACTATCAGCATGTTGGTTCTGGCGTAAGAACGGTCTAAATCAGATTTGTGATAGCGGAGATATTGTTCTATTAAGCAAGCGAATCAACGGCGGCACTATTGGATTAGAAGATCGTGTTAAACATTGGAACATTGCATTAGATTTATTTGAAGGCGAATAAGATGTTGATATCAGAATTACTAAGTGAGCAAAAGCTATCGCCTGCAGATCAAATTAGGCAAGATACCGAACTGATGACTCAGCACATACTTAAACAACGTCAGCAACAACAGGCACAGCAACCTCAACAGGCGCCACAAGCTGCTCCTGTAGCAACTCCCGCTGCACCAGAAAAAGTTGTAACGCCTGATATGATTGCAAAACATCCACAATATAAAGCATGGTATGACAAGTACCTAGCAATAGAGTTACCAAGAAGTACGCATCGCGGAGCTGCAGAAATGCAGGCTAAAAAATATGCAGATGGTAAAATTACAAGATTAATACAGCAAGGTCAATAATGAAAATACGTGAAATAATATTAGATGAATCTGCTACAGCTGGTGCTACTAGCACTGCCAATATTGGAACTGTAGTAAATCCGCACATTAGTCCCGGAAAAGCCCGCGGTAAGAAAAGCTACTTAGGTGATCCGTGGGGTGGTAAAAGTGGCACAAAATCACCACCGCAACCAAAGGTAGTACAGCAAAAAAACGCAAATGGCACAGCAAAAGGTGCCCATGAGCTAAAAGGTGCTAGTCTTTTCGGCGGCAGTGCCATCAAACGATAAATATTAGAATAACGGAGTTTACTATGCCAGGAATGAATATGAATAGACCAGATGATAACGAAGCCGCAATGGCTCGTGCTGACTTGTACAAGTTAGCAAACTACAGTATGAAATTGTTTAAAATGATTCACGACGGGGATCAGCTAGAAGGATGGGTACAGGCTAAGATTACCAAATCTGCAGATTATGTTGCATCAGTCTATCACTATTTGGAGTACGAAATGAAATTTAGCAGCTACGGTGATAAGATTGAAAATTCTGATATGTATTCAGAATCTGTACGTAAAGAATTTAGAAAAAAATTAACTGAAGCAAAAGTCAAGTTAGAAAAACTTAAAGAAAAAAATCAAAAAGATTTAGACGAAGCGTTTGACGACAAGGCTAAAGTTGGTGATACTAAGAAAACTCGCACTGGTGTAGTAACCAAGACCGATACTGGCGTAGTACATAAAAATACTGATTACAAAGACGACGGTGAAGCCGACGACAAGTCCGGCAAAGGCAAAAAGAGTCATGCTAAAACGCAAAGTGCTGCTGAAAAGAAAGCTCAAGCACCTAAGCTAAAACAGTCTAAGACTGGCACATGGGGAATGAAAGACAGCGAGAAATTTGATAACAGAGATAAAAAAGTTAAAGAAGGCATGTTCGGAGGCGACGAGGCCAGTCTTGCAAAGAAAAGTCCTCAACTACAACAACTAATTGCGCTACGTAAAGATCCTAAGTATCAAAGTCCAGAAGCAAAAGCTGGATTAGAAGCACGTATTAAGAAACAAATGGATCGTGTGAGTTTAGATAAAGGCGAAGTTGCTGGTGCCGACGGCAAACCTATCTCTGTTAAAGAAGGCAAGAAGCCGGACTTCTTGGATATGGACAAAGATGGCAACAAGAAAGAGCCAATGAAGAAAGCAGTTGCTGACAAGAAAGCAGGTCCTAAGAAAGGCGTAAATCCTTTTGCCAAGGTAAAAGAAGCAACAGCAAAATGTAATCACTCTGCCAAAGGCAAGTCATGTCCAGTACATGGTCTAAAAGAATGCGGAACTATGGAAAGTCATCAAGCAGATGTTACCATGAAGCATGTTAAGAATCCAACAGCAGGTGAAAAGAAAGCATCCAAGGATATCAAGCCAGGTGTTAAAGGCTATGCAGATCGTGTTGCTATGCTGAAGAGTGCAGAGAAAGACGGTCGTCTAAAAGGTTAAACTAATGGACATGAAGAAAATTCTACAGGCGATGGACGGAGCTGCTTCAAAGCCTGTAGAAGGTGTTGACAGCATGGCTCGATTTCTTCGAGTTGTTAACGAAACTAATATAAATCAAAAAGAGGCAGTTGGTGACTTTAGTGCTGATCCAAAGCAACAGGCAAAAATGTATGTTCAATTTCATAACGGTGAGTTTAATCCATCGACGATGCCTAAATTTATGGCTATCACGCCAAATCTCCAGTTAGCTGTTCAACCGCCTATTAACTCTAACGGTTCGCATGAAACCGTGTTAGCAAATTTATCAGCTGCTAATAAACGGTTACCTAAAGAACTACAACTTAGTTGGGATGAACTAAAAGACCTTGGCGGAGTCAGTGATACTATTGCATTAACCGGCGAACCGCACCCTGACAAATATAATCCAGCAACTGATCCAACTGATGCAAACCCAGTTGCCACCCCGTTTAAAGTTAACGAAAGCAAAAGTCCTTTGAATCGATTAACCACAGCCGAATCAATGGCAATGAATCATTATACACCCGGAGCTGCTAGGACAACAATCACTAGTCCAGTACTTAATGTAGCTAAGGATGCAAAGCCGAGTATGATTGGCAAATATTTTAAAAGTGTTGAAACAGAATTTGCCGAGAGCGCTGCACGACATAAAGATCGTGCCCGTCAATTAGCAGAGCGTGTAATAGAACGAGTTAGTGTTACCGAAGCTCCTATTGCTGCAACAGACGATCCAAACAATCCAGAAATATACGGTCACGAAAAAGCCAATCCTATGACACTAAAAGGTCGTATTATGTCAGCTCGCGCACAACTAAAAGAATTAGCTGAACTAGCAGACAGTGATGACCTAGTATCATGGGAACGAATTACACAATTACACAAAGGCGGAATGTTTATGGGGTTAGCACAAAACCTTGAACAAATTCGTCATGGTATTGAAGAACTAGCTGCTAAACGTAAACGAGGCGGAGTTGCCAGTCGAGGAATTGACAAAGGTATCGGGGAAGATAAAGATCCGTGCTGGGACAGTCATAAAATGGTTGGTACAAAGAAAAAAGGCAGTAAAACAGTTCCTAACTGTGTGCCTAAGTAAGCATAAATATACTATAAGAAATTTGGGGATAAAACATGGACTTAAAAGCATTGATAGCTAAGATGGATCGCATAGAATCCAAACAAAATTTAATGGAAGCTGGCGATCCTGCTGCCTATGCTAAGGCACAAGAACTAATGGCTCGATTAGAAAAAGCAGCCAAGTACACCGGAACTGATGAAATTGTTCGAGGACGTATGGGATTACCTCCACCATTACCTCCAATTGAACAGTGGGACGGTACTATGCCTAAGCCAACAGGTAAGCCTGATTGGTTATCAAGATTAACTACTGGTGGCCAAGCAACAACAGATCAAGCATCAGCTGCAGCCGCTAATCAAGGTGATGCTGGTAGTTTCAAATTTAAACAAGAAAAACTAAAACAACTTAATGACTTAGTAGCTAAAATTTCAGCAGCACCTACTGCAGAATCAGTTGTATTTAAATCAAGTATTGCACGTAATATTGTTGAGAGTTTTAATTATTCTCTTAAAGAATCTAATATTGCAGAAAAAGTAACATTAGGTACTGGTCCTGCTACTACTAATCCTGCAACTGGTGTTACATCAGGTAAGTTCCAACAAGAAGTTGCAGACATTAAAAAGATCATGGCTGAACTTAACGATATGCAAGACGATCCAGAAGTTGCCAAGGCAATACAAAATGCACAGGCAGCAATTGATAAGTTATCAGCGGCGTCTGTAAATGCATTAAACATTGCACCTTCAGCGTCTGGTGCTGCAACTGGAGTTGATGCATTTGGTCAAAACGTTACAATGCCAGGTGGTATTAATCCAGAAACTGGTGAACCAACTGTAACTACAGCTGGTGCTCCAGCTGCAACGCCTACAGCGGCTGCTCCGGCAGCAACTGCACAAGGTGGTAATAAAGTAAAGAAAGTTCAAGATCAGTTAGTTGCATTAGGAATTGATGTAGGTAAGACTGGCGCAGACGGTAAGATGGGTCCGGCAACTGAAGCTGGTATTAAGGCATTTGAAAAGATGGCTGGCAAACCAGAGACAGGAAAAATTACTCCCGAGTTTGAACAATTATTAGCCAAGGGCGCACAGATTAAATCACAAAGTGATCTAGTTGCATCTATTGGTGCTATGGAACAGATCCTAGCTAAGTATAAAGTTGAAAGTGTTACACACATGAGTGACCTCGACTTTATGACAGAATCAGAATTACGATCATTTGTAATGACTAACATTAAGTTACTCAGCGAAGCTGAGCAGATGGAATTCATGAAGATGGTATTAACCGAAGCACCAGAGCGCATAGATCCGACCTGGTCGAACAGCGGCGCAATGGTTCCTGCAAGACCAGCAGGCGGTAGCGGCATACCGTACACTCCGTACAGAGATGTAACTCCTGCTAAACCTGGAATTGGTTCAAAAATTGGACAGTTTGCTAAAAATGTTGCAATGAGAGTTCCCGGAGTTGCCAAAGGAGTAGCGATAGCCGGTGCTATTGGTGCTGGCGCATATGCTGCATATCAAGGAATTAAGAAAATATTTGCAGACCCGGTTGTTGCAAAAAACTTAGCAATGGATCCAGCTGATAAGGCAGAGTTTGATAAGCACATGGCAGTTATTAACAAGTATGCTAACGATGCAGAAGCTGCAGGTGCATTACCGGCAGATGTACAAAAACGTCTAACTGGGATCGCACAGCGATTACAAAAGATTGCAGGCAAAGTACAATCTGCTCCAGCAGCAGGTGCAGCTCCAGTAGCTCCAAAGTAATTTTATTACGCCCAAACAAAACAGCTAACTTTGGTTAGCTGTTTTCTTTTGTGAGCTTGACCTTTGTAGATAATTAGTATATAATATGTGTTAACAAGGAGAATTTATGTCTACACGCATGTACGGACCTGAAGAGAAAGCAAAATTGGAAAGACTAATCACCGAAGGTTCTACCGTCCTTCGTGAAATTGAAGATCTTAAAGAAGGTCTTAAAGAAACAGTCAAAGCTGTTGCAGAAGAACTTGAAATTAAGGCCAGTGTCATTAATAAGGCAATTACTATTGCTCATAAAGACAATTGGAAAGAACACGAATCAGCATGGGAAGATGTAGAAATGATTCTAGGTGTTACTGGGCGATTGCCACAAGACTAATGGAATTTATAAAAGGCATTTATAAATGGGCAAGGACAGACTATCGAGAATGGCCTACCCGATTTACACTAGAAATCACAGCATGGTTTATGAGCTTAGGTTGCGCACTAGTGTTAGCAGCTGCTGCAACGGATCCTTTGTTTATTTGGCTCTATCCAATTTTTATTGCGCAATGTGCAATATTTGGATGGGCGGCTTGGACTCGTAAAAGTACAGGTATGGTAGCAAACTATCTATTGTTAGTTACTATTGACATAGTAGGCTATGTCAGGATGTTATCGAATCTTTAATTCTTTCCTAAATTTTAAAATATCTTTAGCACAGGTAAATTCCCTACCTAGTAATCTACTTAAAGAATTAAGATATTTGTTTCGAAGAATAGATGGATCTTGTTGTTGCATTGATGTGCTCCACGTTCTTGAATAAAGATTGGGTTCAGGTTTTCTAGATTGTACTGAACCCAATCCAGGCTCTGTTTTGTTAACTGTATTAAGCACTGGATGTTTATTTGTTCTGTCGCTAGTTAAAAATAGTGCAATTTTACTAAATCCATCAGCTGCTGTATAATAATCTTTTTCAAGATATTTGACGCAGAAATCAAAAAAGATTTTGCTATGCCTTGACTCATCAGCTGCTAGAGTTTTGTATAATGTTTTAGCAACTGGATCAGTAAAATCGGTTGACACGTTTAAATAAACATTCATAACTTCTAACTCTTCACAATGATGTAAAAATAAAATCGAACATCTATTGGCTACTGGCTCAAATGTAATATTAACATTTTGTATTTGATCTAACGTTGGTACTAGGTCTGGTCGAAATCTTTTTAAATATTCGTATTGTACTAAAAAGTGTTTTTGTTCTTCAAATAACCAAACACCTATGAAACTACAAAAATCTGGATCATCACTAAAATCTCGCATAAATGCGTAGGTACCCGATATAGTAGTAAACTCTCCCAAACAATTATTGCGCATCCAACGGGCTTGAATATCAGTTAGGGAATCATCAAACTGATCCCACGGAATGTCAGTGGCACTGTTCCATCTGTTTGACTCAAGAAATTTATATAATTCCAAAGAAAGCACTGTAGGTAATCTCCAATTAGCTAATATTTAGCAGGAGATTTTTTGTACTCAAAATAGTTGCATTTGATCAATAAAAATAGTATACTTATAAAACAATGATAAGTAATTTACAATACAAAGGTTCTGCGAGCCATAAGTCGCTAGTTTGGTATTTGCAAGCCGTAAATTGCATAGGAGAATAACTTGTACGTTGATGCATATTTTGATAGAAATGCGGATGTGGTGCGAGTAGTTGAAAGAAACAAAGCAGGCAAGCGAGAATATAAAGAATTCCCGGCCCGTTATACTTTCTACTACGAAGACCCAAGAGGAAAATTTAACAGTATCTACGGAGAACCGTTAAGTCGAATCGTTTGCAAAAACTCTAAAGATTTCCACAAAGAGTTAAAAATAAACAGTGGAAAGAAACTCTACGAAGCGGATATTAATCCAGTAGTAGCATGCCTAAGTGAAACCTACATTAACCAAGATGCTCCCAAACTAAATGTAGCATTTTGGGACATTGAGGTGGACTTTGATCCAGAACGTGGCTATGCATCGCCAGAAGATGCATTTATGCCCATTACCGCAATCGCTGTTCACCTACAATGGTTAGATACACTTGTTTGTTTGGCTATACCTCCCAAAGGTATGACTATAGCCGAAGCAGAAGAACTAGTCAAAGATTTGCCTAATACACACATCTTTGATAACGAAGCAGACCTGCTAGACACCTTCCTAAACTTGATCCAAGACGCAGATATTTTAAGTGGTTGGAACAGTGAAGGCTTTGATATGCCATATACTGTCAATCGAATCATTAAGGTATTAAGTAAAGAAGATACTCGTAGATTATGTCTGTGGGATCAAATGCCCAAGAAACGAGAATACGAAAAGTATGGCAAGAAAGCGGTCACATACGATTTGATGGGTAGAGTACACTTAGACAGTCTTGAGTTATATCGCAAGTACACATACGAAGAACGACACACCTATCGATTAGATGCTATTGGTGAAATGGAAGTGGGCGAAAGTAAAACAGTATACGAAGGCACACTTGATCAACTATACAACAACGACTTCCGTAAGTTTGTTATCTATAATAGACAAGACACCGCACTATTGAATAAACTAGATAATAAACTCAAGTTTTTAGATCTTGCTAATACACTGGCACATGAATGTACTGTATTGCTACAGACCACTATGGGTGCTGTTGCTGTAACTGAGCAGGCCATTATTAACGAAGCACATCGTAGGGGCTTTCAAGTTCCTAATCGCATCAAGCGTGACGAAAATGCAGAAAATGAAGGTGCTGCCGGTGCCTATGTTGCTTATCCTAAAGAAGGTATTCACGAATGGATCGGTTCTCTAGATATTAACTCACTGTATCCATCAGCGATTCGTGCATTGAATATGGGTCCGGAAACTATTGTGGGACAACTGCGTCAAACTCAAACTGCAGAGTATATTGACAACTTAGTAGCCAAAGGTAAATCATTTGCTGCAGCGTGGGAAGGTATATTTGGTAGTCTCGAATATACAGCAATTATGAATAAGGAAATTGGTACAGAGATTACTATCGACTGGGAAGATGGTAAAAGCGATAAACTTAGTGCCGCAGAAGTTTATAAACTTATTTTTGACAGTCATCAAAGCCTTATGATTTCAGCTAATGGAACTATCTTTACCTATGAGAAAGAAGGTATTATTCCCGGACTGTTAAAGCGTTGGTATGCTGAACGTAAAGATATGCAGGCCAAACTTAAAGACTGTATCAAAGCAGGCAACAAGGTTGAAGAAGAATACTGGGACAAGCGTCAGTTGGTCAAGAAGATTAACTTGAACAGTTTGTATGGTGCTATTCTTAATCCGCATTGTAGGTTCTTTGACAAGCGGATTGGACAAAGTACTACACTAACTGGTCGTGCTATTGCTCGACATATGGCCAGTAAGGTTAATGAAATTATCACAGGAGAAAACAACCATGTTGGAAAAGCTATTATCTACGGTGATACTGATAGTTGTTATTTTTCTGCTTATAAGACGCTTAAGAAAGATATCGATTCGAAACAAATCCCGTGGTCAAAAGAAACTGTAATACAACTATACGATCAAATCGGTGAAGAAGTTAATAGCACGTTCCCTAAATTCATGGAAGATGTGTTTCATTGTCCAAGAAGTCGTGGTGAAGTTATCAAGGCAGGTCGTGAGATTGTTGCTAGCAAGGGTTTGTTTATTACCAAGAAGCGGTACGCTGTGCTTTACTACGACAAAGAAGGCAAACGTGCAGACGTTGACGGCAAGCCAGGTAAGATCAAGGCCATGGGCTTAGACCTCAAGCGTAGTGATACTCCTGAATTTATTCAAAACTTCCTAAGCGATATTCTTGAAAAGGTCTTAACTGGAACTGAAGAACAACAAGTATTGGACTTTATCAGTGAGTTTAGAACTAATTTTAAAGTTAGGCCCGGTTGGGAAAAAGGCAGTCCTAAACGTGCAAATAACATTACCGAATATCAGGCTAAAGAAGCCAAAGCCGGTAAAGCTAACATGCCAGGACATGTTCGTGCCAGTATCAACTGGAATACTCTAAAGCGTATGTTTGGCGACAAATACAGTGCCAACATTATAGACGGTGCTAAAGTTATTGTTTGTAAACTCAAAGATAATCCAATGGGGTTTACTTCAATAGCATATCCAGTCGACGAACTACGTTTACCACAATGGTTTAAAGACTTGCCGTTTAATCACGAAGAAATGGAGTCTACTATCATTGATAACAAATTGGATAACTTAATCGGTGTTCTAAACTGGGACATTAGGTCAACCGAACAGACAAATACTTTTAACAAATTGTTTGACTTCTGATAAAAAAACCTATATACTAATATAAACCTTAAAGGAAAAACTATGAAAGACATTTTACAAGATCTCGTAACGCACACTCATGCACTAGGCTTTTTGCCAGTTGTTAAAGTTTCAGGTTCAATAACTGAAACAGTTATTGAATCAATGGCTGAGGATCGTTCAGTTATTGTAACGGCTAAGACCCACAAGCCAGTTGCTGAATTCGAAGGAACATTTGGTATGCCCAACTTAGACAAGTTGAACATTCACTTGAAGTGTCCAGAATACAAAGAAGATGCTAAGATTGATGTTGTTAGAGCAACTCGCAATGGTCAAGATGTTCCTACAACTATTCACTTTGAAAATGCAACAGGAGACTTTAGTAACGACTATCGTTTTATGAGTGCAGAAGTTATTAATGAAAAACTGAAATCAGTTAAATTTAGGGGTGCTGCATGGGAAATTGAATTTCAACCAGCAGTTGCTAGTATTCAAAGATTAAAGTTTCAAAGCCAAGCGCACACAGAAGAAACTATTTTCCAAGTTAAAACTGAAGATAGTAACTTAGTGTTTAGTTTTGGTGATGCTAGTACACACGCAGGATCGTTTGTTTTTCAAACTCCGGCAACTGGTAAATTAAAATCTGTTTGGTCGTGGCCTGTTACACAAGTTATGAGTATCCTAAGTTTAGCTGGTGATAAAACTATGCGTATCAGCGACGCAGGTGCTATGCAAATTACTGTTGATAGTGGACTTGCTGAATATAACTACATCCTACCAGCACAAAGTAAGTAATGAACAGAAATTTAACCGCTACTCAGAATGACTATGCTGTGTTTTTGCCAGCCACCTCTGGCTTTTACTCTACATTCATAGGCAAACAACGCTATAGCAACTATGTTGATCCAGCACGTATTCCGGCTTCATTTGCTAGCGGTGTTGAAAGTTTAAATTATCTTGAACCAGACAAGGGTGCGTTTTATTATGACCATTGCTTGTACTCGGCAGGTCATGCTAATTTAGACTTAAACAAAGTAGACGAAAGCGAAGACATGTTTCGTAACCGAAATCGTGCTACTAGTTGGGTGCTAGGTGACTCGGGTGGTTTCCAGATTGGTAAGGGTGTTTGGCCTGCTGATTGGAAGGATCCTAATTGTCCTAAAGCACAAAAGAAACGTAGCCAAGTTCTTACCTGGATGGATAGTTTAATGGACTACGGTATGTGTCTAGATATTCCTGCTTGGGTTGCTCGTAGTCCCGCTGGTCGAGCTGCAACAGGCATTAACAACTATGCAGAAGCTGTGCAAGGTACATACATCAATAACGATTATTTTGTTAATAATCGCAATGGAAATTGTAAATTCCTAAATGTGTTACAAGGTGAAAATCATAAAGATGCCGACGATTGGTACGATCGTATGAAAAAGTATTGTGATACTAAACAATATGGTGATCGCGCATTTAACGGCTGGGGAATGGGCGGACAGAATATGTGCGACATTCATTTGGTCCTAAAAAGATTAGTGGCATTACGGTTTGACGGGCTTCTTGAAAAGGGGCAACATGACTGGATGCACTTCTTGGGCACTAGTAAATTAGAGTGGGCAGTTCTGTTAACCGATATTCAACGTGCTGTAAGGAAATACCATAATGAAAACTTTACCATCTCTTTTGACTGCGCATCGCCGTTCCTTGCAACAGCAAACGGACAAATCTACATCCAAACCGAAACCGCTGATAGAACCAAATGGGTCTATCGTATGCAGGCTTCTGCAGACAACAAAAAGTATGCAACAGACACCCGACTGTTCAAAGATGCGGTAGTACAAGATGGCATTTTTAACAGATTCGAATCAAGTCCGATTATTGATCAAGTGTTAATGAAAGAGATTTGTATCTACGGTGCAGGCACTCCTAAACCCGGAGTAACTAATCCAGATCCATTAAATCCAGCCGATTGGCTGATTCCTCCAGATTTGAATAAGCTAGGTAAAGTTAGCAATAAAACAAGCTGGGATTCATTTAGCTATGCTATCATGATGGGCCATAATGTATGGATGCACGTAAACGCTGTGCAAGAAGCCAATCGTCAATATGATTTAGGCAACTTCCCATCTATGCTAGTACAAGAAAAATTTGATAAACTGTATTTTAAAGATGTAGTTGAAGCTATTTTTGCCACTAGCGATCGTGCAATTGCCGATGCGGTTGTTGAAGAATACAGTCGGTTTTGGATGAGTATTATCGGTACTAGAGGTGCTACTGGTAAAAAAACAGTTAATGCATCAACACAGTTTGCCAATTTGTTTGACGAAGTAGGCTCAACTAGTGTACAATTAGAACACGACGAAGAATTTACTGAAGACGAAACCCTAAACCTTGATAAACTTGAAGAAAGTGTAAAATGAAACTATTAAGCGCAGTGCTATTCGGGGCTGTTATAGGTGTTAGTGCATTTGCAATTGAACATACAATGGCTAATACATATAATGAATCAGACTGGTATGTGGTAATGAAGTTCAATGCCTCAGGCAAATTGCTTCAGTTATCTGATCGATATGCCAATCATTATGAGTGTTCTGCAAGTGATGATTTTCAATTACATACTGTCTTGTCTAAAGAATCTAAAGCCAACATTTTGTGTACTAATCAACCAATCGATTATAAGCTATGACACTACCTGACGAAAGATATCGTGCTGTTATTCAAACAGGAAAGTTCTTAAAAGAAATACTTGCTACTCCGCGAGTTCCTAAAAGCATCAAAGATGGTGCTAGATATTGTTTGCGTCATTATCCTAGTGATTGGGATATGGAACGTGCGGCAGAAGGAGCACCGGATGTGTTCCAGGAACGCATGGAAGCAGTAACTAGACTTTTCAAACAATACGAAGAAAGTAAAAAAGATGCAAATTAATTGGAACACTATTCCTTGCTATACATTTAATGTATCAACACTAACATCGGCATATAATATTTGTCAACTGATGAAGGCGGCAAAAATTAACAAATATGTTTATCAAATTATGTGGAAAGGAATTGTTATCAAATACGGTATGAGTGCTGACAATTCAAAAACATACGGTGAAAGATTGTATAGGCAAATTGGACATAGTAAAAGCTGGGGAGATCAACGACTAGTATGTGCTAGTGGTTCCGACTGGCGTATTATTGAAGAAGATTTTGAAACAATGTACGGTGTGCCGCTTGACAAGGATAGTTTAAAAGTTAAACTATGGGATGCTAGTAATTATCTGTTTGAAACTATTAATCCGTGGGACGAAGTTTACTACATGGAACAGGAATTAATTAGAAAATATCAAGACGTTGTTGGGCAAAAACCTATTGGTAATATCAACGACGATAAAAACATTATGTATAAAGCTCGTATTAAAAAATCAACCTGGGGTGGACTCTTTGATGGAGCGTAATTATACTACCGGAGTTGCCGATACTGTTACTTTTTTCTTCGGTAAAGAAATTGAACATACACCTGCATACGGTATGGATACATTGTTTATTACAGGTGTTCAATCTATTGAAGCAATTGAAGGTGCGTTAGCCGGTACTACATATAAAACTAACCATATATTTTTTGGTGCTAATCATAGCTTTAATCCCAACGGGTATGACGAACATACTGTATGGGAAAATATGATTATGTATTTTCTAAAAAAAGACTATTGGTGTAGTTTAGACATTCCAATCAATCAAGTTGAAGAATTTAACGACGGCGGACTGAATGACTTCGATATGTTTATTCCTCAAATCCGTGTGCCTATTCCATATATCAAACTATGGAACTATAACACCATGCTTAAAATAGACGACAAAGGTTTTAAAGCAACCAATCCCGGGGTGTGGACACATAGTCTGCACACTCTCAAAGACCGCAGTAAGTTTACTGATTGGTCGCAATATTCAAACGACGAGATTATTAAATGATAGTTGGTAAAATAGAAAATTTAAATCCTATGATTATTAAACAAGACATTCGACCCAATAAAATGATTTGGGTTACCTTTCAGAAAGAAGGTATGCACAAATATCCAGCCGCACTTACAGACCCTAACCTAGCTACCGGTGATGAGTATGATGTGAGTTTTTTAGGCTATCTACATCGTCATATCTTCCACTTTAAAGTTTGGATTGGTGTTACACACGATGATCGTGATATTGAGTTTATTCAGTTTAAACGATGGTTGCTAAATCTTTACAAAGATGCTACACTAAGTTTAGATTATAAAAGTTGCGAAATGATGTCAGGCGATTTATATGATGTCATTAGTAAGAAGTATCCTAACCGTGAGGTGTGGATTGAGGTCTCCGAAGACGGAGAAAATGGTTCGTTTATCAAATATTAAAAGAGGCTATTATGGCTAAGAATTACAAAGATTATGCTTATTTCGAAAACCGTCCTGATGTTGTTAAGATCTTTGACGATCTAGACAAGTTGTTAGATTTTTGTCGATTGGAACTGCTTCCGTTTAATCAGGCAGATTTATACAATAGGATGAGTCCAGTATGGAATCAATACTATCAGTCTACTCGTCCACGTAAACCATGGAACGGTGAAAAGAAACCTTGGACAGGTGAACGTAAACCATATCAAGGTAATAAGCCACGTTACAACCAATGAACGTATTCTTAGTTGATTTAGAAGCAGTTGAGACAAGGTACACTGGTCAATGGAAGGACCATGTACCTGCTTTACTTAAAAAGGCAGGACACAATGTTCAAATTATCTCTGGTCCTATGGACATACCTAGTGCTACCACTCCGGGAGCGTTTCTTAACTTTGGCGGAACTAATATATACAAAGCTAGTCAAGTTGAGCAAATGGGCCGTTTATTTTGTAGCGGATCCGTTCATCCCGGCGATCACTTTATCTTTACTGATGCTTGGCACCCTGGCATCATAAACTTAAAGTACATGAGTGAACTACTGAGTATTCCAGTAACTACACACGGCCTGTGGCATGCCGGTAGTTATGATCCTCAAGACTTTCTTGGACGTATTGTAGGTAATAAGCCTTGGGTTAGAAACGCAGAGAAGAGTTTCTTTCACGCATTTGATCACAACTACTTTGCCACAAACTTCCATATCAAACTGTTCTATACAAATTTACTAAATGATTATCCTACAGAGAATCCTTGGTACAGCGAGCACTTAGAAGAAATATTGAACGGGGAAGAACCAAAGATTGTACGCACAGGTTGGCCTATGGAGTATATGGAAAATACATTGACTATGTATAAGGGTATGCCCAAGCGTGACCTTATCTTGTTTCCGCATAGAATTGCTCCAGAAAAACAAGTTGAAATCTTTCGTGATCTAAAAGAACACTTACCCCAGTATGAATTTGTAGTGTGTCAGGATCAGCAACTGACAAAAAACGAGTATCACAATTTATTAGGTGAAGCTAAGATAGTGTTTAGTGCTAACTTGCAAGAAACACTTGGTATTAGTTGTTATGAGGGTGCGGTTGTGGATGCTATTCCGATGGTACCTGATAGACTTAGTTATACAGAAATGTATTCGGATACTTTTAAATATCCTAGCAAATGGACTGAAAGTTTTGATGCCTATACTGTATATAGACCAGACCTGTGCAGAGAAATAATTCAACATATGGATAATTATTCTACAAGGATTCCGAGTATACATAAACAAACGGAGACACTACGTGAGCAATTCTTCAGCGCAAGACAGCTTCTCAATAACATTAAATGATACAATAACCATCGATACTAGTTCGTGGGGTAATTACACCGCTGGCGGGGCTGGTGGTTCTAGTATGAATACTATTACACTTACTGGTGCTGCCGGTTCTGTTTACACCATCGGTTCGGGCGGGGCTGGAGACATTGGCACAACATTTAATTGGAAGATGCCAGAAGAATTTATAGATTCATTTCCAGATTGGGATAGAGTTCAACAGATGTGTGAACAATATCCGGGACTTGAAATAGCATTAAGAAATTTTCAAACTATCTATACCTTAGTAAAGGACGATTATGATAATCCAAAGGATAAAAAATAAATTTTTAAACTGGCTCGAGTCAATCGGCCGTAAACGTATTATTATGGATAGGCAATGTAACGAGCCGTTGTTAACTCGTTATTATCTTTTTCTAAAAGATCGTAAGGCATTTCCGTTCAACGTTTTCTTACACAAGTTTCATAAAGGTGATCCCGGTGATCAACACGATCATCCATGGCCCTATGCTACGCTTATTTTAAAAGGTGGCTACTACGAATGGACTCCTATATTTTCAGATGACGGTTCTATGGTTGGAGAAACTAGATATTGGAGAGGCCCTGGACATTTTCGTATTTGCAGTTCCGATAGCTATCATCGGATTGAATTAGTAGAAGGTGTTACGCCCTGGACGTTGTTTATGCCGGGCCCACACAAACGAGAATGGGGATTTCTTGTAAACAACAAATGGATTCATAATGACAGTTATCTTAAACTCAAAGCACACACTACCAGTAACTAATAGCAACACATACTCAACCACTCCGCTGACAGTTGGAACAGTTTATACTACTAACAATACAAGTCTAGGTGGTGGCAGTAGTGGTCAGTTTTTAACAACCGGTATTAATGGTACAAGCTGGACTAATTCAAGTACTCAATTTAATAGCAGTAATGGCAAACCTATTATGACTGTGCCCGCCGGTAAAGACGAAGTCATCTTAGAAAAAGATGCTACACTAACAGTCAAAGGTAAAGTAGTAATAAATGATAGAGACTTGGAAGAACGGTTAGATACCATCGAAAAAGTCTTGCAAATTCCCGAGCGTGATGTTATACTAGAAAAGAAACATCCAAAGCTAAAGAAGCTCTATGATGAATATATTGCAGCATTAGGTAAGTATCGAACATTTAACGCAATTAAAGGAGATTGATATGTTCCACGAAAGTATTAAAGTTAAAGAATCAGTTATTAAAGAAAAGCCGGGATTTCGCCTACGTGTTAGATCATGGAAGTGTACTAGTCCTGCGGATTTAAACAGTATTGAATTTATTCAAGAATCTCTAAAAGATAATGGCGAAATTCAAGATTCTTCCACATATAACTTTTTTATGACTGATGTAGAGCTTAAAGATCTCTGCAAGACACTAGTAAATGACTGATCCTATCCAGCAACGAATGGCGGAACTAATGCACCCAATTGATCAGAGAATTCTTATGTGCGACGATCGAGAAGATTTGCTAATGTTAGCTTGTGCTATGTTACAGCGAACACGAGAAATATTCGATACTGAACTAGGTGAAGACGGCCGTAAACAAATGTTTCAGGATTATGTAAAATGAAAAAGATCTACTACTCATGGAAAAATGTCGAAGGTGCATGTCTTGAACTTGCTAGGCAAATCACTGCTAGTAATTGGCAACCTGAATATATTGTAGGAATTACTAGAGGCGGAGCAATTCCTGCAATCCTCCTAAGTCAATACTTAGGCATTAGTATGCGGCCATTACAAGTTAGTCTACGAGATGGCGGAGAATGTGTTAGTGACCTAGGCATGGGAGAAGATGCATTCGAAGGTAAGAATATTCTTATTGTTGACGATATTAACGATAGTGGTGCTACTATTGCATGGATTAAACAAGATTGGCCTAGTGGATGCTTTCCAGATGATACTACGTGGGATAAAGTATGGAGTAATAATGTTCGCGTTGCTACACTTACTAATAATACCGCTAGTAAAGAGTCAGTTGATTACTCGGTATGGGAAGTTAATAAATTAGAAGATGATTGTTGGTTGGTTTATCCATGGGAAGATTTTTGGCGTAATGATAACTGATATTGAAAAGGCTCTAAATGATGGCAGTGCTCCTTGGAAAGAAATCGAGTACAGAACTAACACGTTCTGGGTATTTAAAGAAACCGGAGAGCCGCCAGACGGCTATTTGTGCTTTGTGCCTACCTACAAAACAGTGGACTGTCTCGTTGGCGCATATCGAGCAGCATATAAATGGGGATGGGAAGGAATGGAAAGTGATAAATGGAGCGGATTCAACATTGTCCAATCAGTAGGTGATGCTGCAGGGCAAGCTGGAAAATATCCTCACATACATATGG